TCGGTGATATCGCCGAGCGGATCGCTGAGCATGTCGCTCGCGCCGTCGTTGATTCCACCGGCGGATTCTTTCATGCCTGCCCCGACTACGAGTGTCATTGTTTCGACCGCCTCGCCTCGTCCTGGACCTACACCCGTACCCAGCCTTGGCCTCCCCCCAAGCGTCTCACCCTTGCCGAGTTTGACGCCGCCGGAGCCGATGCCTTCACCGATCCCGTTGCCTCAGCCGACGTGCCTCCATCCCGGCCGTCATCTCGGCGTCGATCCGTGCAAGTGGCCGCATCAGCCGAGCCCGAGCCCGTGACGTAATGGCTGGTCGCCGCGTCCGCGAATCCGCGCACGCTAAAAGGGATGCGTTCCTCGCCGCCTTTGCTGAGCATGGAACCCTGACTCATGCTGCCCGTGCCGCGGCGACCGACCGTAGTTCGCACTATTACTGGTTGGAGCATGACCCTGAATACCCGGCACTGTTCCAATCTGCCGCGCAGCGGTCGAACGATGCCCTCGAACGCGAGGCGCGGCGGCGAGCCGTGGAAGGTACCGAGAAGCCCGTCTACCATAACGGTAAGGTTGTCGGGACGATCCGTGAGTATTCAGACGTGCTGCTGATCTTCATGATGAAGGGCAACATGCCATCGAAGTACCGCGAGCGCATCGACATCACGATGGATATCTCGACCGAGGCCAAGCGGGTGGCGGCCGAGTTGGGGCTGGACGAGGCAACTGTTCTGGCTGAGGCCGAGGCGATCTTGAACGGCCGGTGACGAGCACGCTCGCCCGGCTGCCGGCTGACCAGGCCCGGATGACGATCGGCCTGGCGGGTGTGCGACTCCGCCATCGCCTCTCGGTACCCGCCCGCGCCCCGTATCCGTGGCAGGTGCCGCCGCCGCAGCCGTGGGATGTCTGGTTGCTGCTCGGCGGTCGTGGGACGGGCAAGACCGAGGCCGGCGCACGCTACGTCAACGCACACACCGAAGGGCCAGCCTGTCTCGCGGGTCGAGTGCCGCATCGCATCGCTATCGTTGCGCCGTCACACGATGACGCGGTGGACACCTGCGTTCGTGGTGAGACGGGGCTCCTGTACGTCAACCCGCTCGTCAAGTTCCACCCCGGCGCGGCGTTGTGGTCGGATCTGACGTGGATCAACGGCTCGGAGGCGATGCTGTTCGGGACGTTCGCACCCGAGGATGTGGAACGCTTCCGCGGCCCGCAGCACTGTCTCATCTGGGGTGACGAGTTCGCGGCGTGGCGGAAGCTCGACGAGTCGTGGGCGATGCTCGAATACGGCTCGCGATTGGGGCCGCATCCTCACGCTGTTCTGACGACGACGCCGAAGCGCCGGCCGCTGCTGAAGCAGATCCTCAGCCTGCCATCGACAGCGATCACGAAGGGCCGCACCGCTGAGGCGCACGGCCTGCCAGAAACGCGGCGGGCGGTGCTATACGACCGCTATGGCGGCACGATGATGGGCCGCCAGGAACTCGATGCCGAGATCATCGAGGATGTAGAGGGTGCCCTCTGGCGACGGCCGCTGATCCAGTACCGAGTCACTCCCGAGACATACCGCGAAGGCAAGGCGATACCGGACCTGGCGCGTGTCGTCGTGGCGATCGACCCCGCCGTCACGTCCGGTGAGGATGCCGATGAGACAGGCATGATCGTGGCCGGGCTGGGATCGGATGGCCGGGGCTACGTGCTCGCCGACCTGACGTGCCACGTCCAACCGGCGGAGTGGGCGAAGCGGGCGATCGCGGCCCTCCGCGACTTCGGTGCGGACCGCATCGTGGCCGAATCGAACAACGGCGGCGACCTGGTGCGGACGGTCATCGCCGCCGTCGACCCGCTGGCGCCGGTGACGCTTGTTTCGGCATCACGGGCGAAGCGCACGCGCGCCGAGCCGATCGCCGCGCTCTACGAGCAGGGCCGCATCTCGCACGTCGGTCCCTTCCCCGAGCTCGAGGATCAGATGTGCTCGTACACCGGCGCGCCCGGTGAGTCGTCGCCGGACCGCCTGGACGCCCTCGTCTGGGCGCTGTCGGAGCTGTTCGGTATCCAGCTCTCGGGCGAGGCGTGGGGCGTCGGCGGTCAGGTCTGGGGTGCGTCATGAACGAATGGGACGGCACGCCGTGGGCGGGCTCTGCCGTCAAGGCTGAGACTGGCCCCTTCGTCGCCAACATGGCCTACGGCACGTACCTCTCGGCGTTGTCGCGCTCGCCGCAGAAGCTCATGCGCGAGGCGCAGGCGCTGTATCACTCCAACCCCTGGATCAGGACGGCCGAGGCGGTCGTCACACGCAAGGTCGTCGGCCTGCCGTGGCACCTCGAGGATGCCGAGGACGAGGAGATCGCCGACGACGTTGGCGGTGAGGTCGGCGCCATCCGGGCGCTCCTCGAGAAGCCTCAGGCCGCGCTCGCGTCGGAGATGCGCCAGGAGGCGGTCATCACCCGCCGTGGCCTGTGGGCAATCACGTCGCGGCATATCGGCCTGTGCGGCATGGCGTACTGGTACCTCGACCAGGTGGACGGCGCCGGGACACCGCTGGCGATCCTGTACGTCAACCCGGCGCGAGTCTGGCCGGCGACTGACGAGCAGGGCCACATCGTCGGCTGGCTGCTCGACGCCAAGAGCGCTGACGGACGCGGCGGCACGCCGGTCGAACGCGATCAGCTCATCCCCTTCTACCTCGATCCGCCGGACCAGGGCGCGTACGGCTCGGGCCTCGTCGAGGCGGCGTGGCAGAAGGCGCAGATCACGATGCTCGCCGATCGCCATGCGGCGTACATCTTGGGAACCGGCGGCCGCCTGGCAGGCATCGTCGCGCCCAAGGAAGGCTCGATCGGCGAGGACCAGTACAAGGCGCTGGTGAACGAGTTCCGCGTTGTCAACGAGGCGCCCGATGCGGCGAAGCGGACGACGATCCTGCGCGGCCCGATCGACTTCACACAGACGGCCGCCGACCCGGCCGAGTTGGCCTTGCTCGACCTGTCGAAGATGAACCGCGATGACATTCTCGCGGTCTGGGGCGTGCCACCCAGCCAGGCGGCCATTCCTTCGGGCGGCGGGCTGAACTCGGGCGAGACGCGGAAGTACGACGAGGCGGTGCTCATGCAGGGCGCCGTCCACGATCGCGTCGTGTCGATGCGCGAGACGATCCAGTATCGCTTCCTCGACCGCTACCAGGCGCGCGGCATCGTCGTCGAACTGGAGATCGACGAGCCCGAGTTCGACGATCGGACACCGGCCTTCGATCTCGCTGCAAAGTCGCTGAACATCCCGCTGACGAACACCGAGCGGCGAGCGCTCATCGGCCTCGACCCGACCGGCAATGAGGCGTTCGACGACGACGTGGTGCTGCCGGTGACGCTCGTCTCCTATGACGCCGGCGCAGAGCTTGAGCCAGCTGCGCCCTTCGTGCCGTTCGGCAAGGCGACCATGCGGCAGAAACGTTTCCTCGGCCTCCGGGCGTCGGTCGAGACGCGCTTCGTGCCGGCGCTGCGGAAGACGCTCGCGGGGACGCTGCGCGAGCAGGCCCGGGCCATCGCCGCCGTCATCCGTGAGAAGGGGGCGCATCTGGCGCGCAAGCCGAAAGACACGATCTGGTGGAATGAGAAACGCGAGGACGAACGGCTGGCGAAGGTGCTCCGACCAGCGGCAGCGGGCATCGCCGAGGTCGTCACGAAGCGGACCGCCGATCTGCTCTCAACGGGCAAGGCGGAGGGCTTCGAGGAACGCGTGCTGCAACGGATCACGACGGCCACCGGCGCACGGATCAAAGGCATCAACGCGACGACCCGCGACGCCGTGCAGGTGGCGGTCGAGCAGGGCTTCGCCGATGGCCTGTCGCCGGGACAAGTGGCCGATCTCATCGAGGGCCTGCCGGCGTTCGACGTAACTCGCGCGGAGCTCGTGGCGCGCACCGAATCGATGTTCGCCTACAACGACGCGGCACTCGGGAGCTACGGCGAGTTCGGCGTGACCGAGGTCGAAGCCGTCGATGGTGACAAGGACGAGGAATGCGCGGCGCGGGTTGCCAATAACCCGTACACCTTGGAGGAAGCGGCGGGCATTGAAGACCACCCGAACGGCACGTTGGACTGGATTCCGATCGTCGGCCGAGCCTATCTCGACGAGCCGCTGAAGGCGGCGCCGACCGAGATCGATGCTCTCAAGGCGATGTTCCGATCGATGGCCGAGCCGCCGATCGTCAACCTCCCCGCACCGGTCGTCAATATCGAGGCGCAGCCGGCGCCGATCATCAACGTCGCCGCCCCGGCACCATCACCGGCGCCTGTCGTGAATGTCCCGGCCGCTGCCGCCCCGATCGTGAACATCGATATGACACCCGTGGCGGCAATGATTGCTGAACTCAAGCAGGCGTTTCTCGCGCCCCGTGCACCATTGGTCAAGACCGTCATCCGTGGCAAGGACGGCCGGATCGAGCAGGTCGTTGAGGCATGATCCCGCTGCTCGATCCCATCCGGCACTGGTACTGCCCGAACTGCGGCCTGACGGATACGACCCGCGAGGCCCTCCCGCACACGCGCTTCCACACCTGTCCGAAGCTGCGCGGCCTGACGGCGCCGCTGCTGCCGGCCGGCGTGGCGGCGAAGGTCGAGGCGCGTGAGCGCGAGGATTACATCGGCACGGAGCGCGTCCAGACCGACGACGCGGGCCGCCCTATTATGTCGGTCGTGACAACCCGAGACAACG